CTTTTAAAATAATATCGGTGTCATTACCTTGAGCATCAATCGTAATATTTCCAGACGTTGTTGCAATTGATACTGCGCTATCTCCTGTAGTTATATTGTCGGCAGCGGACGCGGCTGAAACCGCAGCATCAATTAATTCCATGTTAGAGTTAATGGTGGTTCCCCATTCACCCTCTTGCTCTCCGTCAGCAGGTTTTTCTAAATTTAAATTAGATGTATATGTACTAGGCATTATTCAACTCCACTCAATTCACCATTGTCGCCGCGTGTAACTGTTCGTCCACCAATTGAAATAACCCGACCATTTTGATCACGCTCTATCTGCATTGGGCCTTCATCTTCTGGTGCCTCTTCAGGAAGTTGCTCCTGTCCTTGGCTTTGTTGAAGTAATGCATCTAGCTTCTCTTGCATACTGTTACTACCGGGAATTGGAAACATTGTTTGCCGAGTGGACAAGTGTAGTAAGCTGTCTTCCATAGTCCTGCGTACTTCTCTTTGCATGTCCCGCGTAGCCGTGCTAAAGGATGACTTAATAGCGTCTACTAAAGCCAGGTACTCTTCAGGACGTTCGCCATTTGCCAATCTTTCTGCTGCTTGTGCAAACTTCAAGGCTGAGTCAGCTTCTGCTTTCATACGCTCAGTTTGCGATTTCTCTACATTAAGTACTGCCTCGCTCTGATTCCAAATAGCTTCTCCTCTATCTCTTTCAGCTTCTGCTTCAACTTCAAGTTTAGTACGAGCTTCTTCCATTTTGCCTTTCGACATCTTGTACATAAATTCTTTTTCGCGTAGAGCTTGTGCCTGTAGTTTAACCTGCTCTTCAAAATCTGGTTGCGGTTCTGGTGGGTTAAGCGACTGCTGCAAAAATCCCTCCGCAAGTTGTACGAGTTGGTCTTTATCCTCAATGTTGTAGTTTTTAATAACCCCTTTAAGTAGCAAATAATACGCAGGAGAGTTAGGTGGAGTAGACTGCATAAGTTGTGTTAGCTGTGCTATCTCGAACTCTCTAGCTTGTGCACCTAAGGCACCGTGAACACGAAAACGATAGTCAGCTACCGGGTAACGTTCCGTATCAAACTGCATGTATCGGTGTGCAACTTTGTGTATTAACGGATCTAAGAACTCAGACTCCATATTTCTTAACGTTCTTTTTGCTCTTTTAAGCATAGCTCCCATCATCATAGACATACCACCCGCAGTTTCGTTGCGAGGGTTTACACCTAGTGGAGCAGCAGTATCCATCGAGCCAGTAGCTACCGTAACCATACGTTCAAATTCTGCCGACTGTCTATAGCTTTGTGCATCAGGACCGGGAAACTTAAACGGCGCTATGGCTTCATTAACAGGTCCAGAGACAATTATGTTTCGTCCAGGTCGTATAGCAAAATCTCCGTTTCTCGGAGCCATCATTCCGTTAACAAGGGCCACAGGATACGTTGCTAAAGCCAGAGCATCTATACGTGCTCGTAGTTCTGCGTCTAGAGCTTTCTGAGGGTTATACCCCTTCTCAGCTATTCCACGTCCCCAGAAGCGATTAGGGACCGTATCCCACTGGAATGCTACGAAAGATCTGTCTTGCATTATAAAAGGATTCTTGACAGCTTTAAGCAGAATAGAGCGGTTAGCTATCCACACTAACGCCTCGACCATACCCCCGGCTTCATCGTATTCGATGTTACTGTTTTTTTCTGCAAACTCTGCCAGAGGGTCAGTGACTGTCTTAGACTCGTCGAATAACTCCTTAGGCACTAGCCCGTGGTATTCCATGATCTCTACATGTTCTTTGTCTTCAAAGTCACTTTCATAAATGTCTAAAGTCGGATGGGCATCTTCGTCGTTATCATAATTTCCAACTAACGTGTCGTTCCATATTCCTCGTTCCTGCTTCTGTATCATTTCGTGCATAGGAATTGTGTATATGTGAGCCATTCCAAGAGCATCATTTATATTAGTGACGGCTGTATCTATCACAAACTCGTTAGGGTCTACTGCGGCTAAAGAAACCTTTATATCGTCTACAACGGCAACGTCAGATGTAGTGCCAAAAGAACCTGTGATAGGCACACGGCGAGGTATTTGTTCTACCGTAATCTTACCTATACCTGTACCATATAGCCCAGCATTTAAAAGAATTTCCGATATAGCTTTGTTAACGTTATATGTCTCAAAATCTTCTAATAGTTGTGTTGTTAATGAGTCAAGTTTTGTATCAACATCTCTAGCTAGTTCTTGAATAACTTCTGGAGGAAGTTGCTGACTTTGTTCTATCAGCATTTTTTCAAAAATCTCTTCACGTACATCGTCTTTTAAATCGAACCATCTTGTCCGGTGGAAAATAGTTTCCTCCATTTCCGACACACCCGATTCGATTGCTTGTTGCAAAGCAGGCGCAATAATTTTAGACCTTTCGTGTTGCCTAATTTTATCTTCTGGTCCCGCATGTTGTCCTCGCCACAATCGATAGTATTCTTTCCATCGTTGTGCGTGCTGACTGTTACGTGCGCTTTCCCAATTGTTAACCTTGTATGTAATCCAGCCAGTTAGCTCATCGTCTACTGTTTGTTCCTGCTGCATCGCGGGAGATTGTGTCACATCAAGTAATTGTGCTTTTGCCATTAGGTATCCTTTTACATCCCGCTAACGTCGTCTAGTGGTTCCCAGTGCGTATCTTCTGATTCGTTAATGTTCATGTCATACGGAGTTACAGCTATTTGGTCAACATAAGCTAGACTGTCAATCATATCGTCATGTGCCATAGGGTTAGGAAAATCTAATAACTGGTCTCTAAGTTTGTCAAAATACTCTCCGGGTTGAAATGTAAGTCTTCCCTGTTCCATACGGCCCTGTAATGCCCATACAATCCTGTCCGATTTTTTCTGATTACCGTGAGATAACTCCACAATATACGGATATACGTTTAATCTACGCATATTATCGTGTAAATATGGCATTAACGCATTTTTTAATGCTCCGCGCTCTATACCTAGCAATTTAGGCTTATATTTCTGCGCTGTACGCAAAATACGCAGTGTTGTTTCTCTAACATCCCACCTACCTGTAATTATATCGTGGCAATGCCACCCACTAGACGTTATTTCAACTATTGAAATCGCTGTTTCGTCTAATCGTTTTGTTCTTCCTTGGGCTACTCCCTTTACATCTTCGTATCCTGCTGGATCTACGGTAATATACACGTCGCCCGAACCTAGAGGCTTGTCAACTTGTTCTATTAGGTCAGATTTAAAGACCGTACCGCCAAATGACGAAAAATTAGCCTCAAATTCTTGCTTAACGTACTCCATTGGCATGTCTTTGGTAGCCATTACAACTTCTTTTGGGTCAAGAAAAGGATTATCTAACGATTTATACGTCCAAGCTTCCCAATCTTCCGCATCTAGCCCTTCACGAGCATTTAAAAAGAGGTCATAAAAGTGGTTTTTACCGTTTGGCGTGCCAATAAATAAAGCTCCTCCCCTAACATCAGCTAAAGTAGGTCGAATGATAGCTGTCCACACTTCTTCTTTCATAAATGCGTACTCATCCATCACAACATACGATAGCCCAACTCCGCGAAGTGACTCGGGACGGTCAGATCCTTTAAGATGGATTTGCCGACCATTAACTAAAGTTAGAATTCCTTCGTTTTCCCGAACTTTTTCCGTTATCGAAGCCGCCATTTGTTTAAGAGGTTGCCACATAATGTCTTTAGCCTGGTTAAATGTAGGAGCAATGTAGTAACATGCTTTATCCTGTAGTGCATAACCAAACTCATTTTTTTCTTCTAACGCTTTTACAATTAGCTTAACCCTAGCAAGATGTGACTTTCCAAACCTTCGTCCAGCACCAACAACTTTAAACCTCGAAGGCGAGGCAAATATTTCTTGTTGCGCTGGATGCAAAGGAAAGTTAAGTTCTGTTGCCATATATGTTTACTTCTTCGGCTTCTTTTTCTTTCCCTTCTTTTTCTTTTTAGGTGGTCTGCCCCTTGTTGTTCCGTAAGTTCCCGGACCTTTTGGCATATCTATTTACCCCCGTTTGACGTACCTTTAGCCGGTATTACTGTCGCAGCAGCACTACTAGCCGCGTACATAATTTCAGCACTTAGCGTACCCGTTTGGTTATTAACACCGCCAGAGCGCCCTTGGTTAGCTTTATCACTACACTGTCTGTCTTTCATCGTTATCTACCTCCTCAAATTCTGCATCTACTGCAGGTTTAGTTAAATCTAAATTGTCTAGTCCTTGTACGTTAATTACAATGCTACTAGACTCTTTTGCACCATAATGTTCTACAGCTTTACGGGCTGGAATAGCTCTGTCCATTAAAAGCCGTGCGGCGGTCATATCTCCTTTTTTAGCTTCCTTGATAATAGTTTGTATAATCGCCTTAAATTCTTTATTCATTTCGCCAGCAAACTGGTCAATTAACTCATTCTGCATTAACGTTAATTTGTTCTTAGTTCCCTTAGGCCGACCTCCTGGGTTTAATGACGGACCACCCTTTTTTAGGTTAGGGTTACCTACTTTTCTATTACCAGACATAAATAGGTATTACCATTTTTTACAACTCCAATACCTGGGTGTAAGTTTACTCGGAGGACTAGTATCGCATTTATGCCTTGCCCTAAACGATTTACGCCTAGCAGGTTGATCTTTCTTTATCGTCATTTTAGGGTCGCCAAACCTAACTAGCTTTACTGTTTCTCCCTGCTTGGCTAGTACAGCAAATTTTTTATTTTTGTTGGGAGTCCGTTTAGGTTTATTGTACCCACTAAATTTTTCACCGCGATATTCTATTGCCATTTATTTTTACTCGTTTAAACTGTTTTAAATGGGTCGTTAATTCCTAATGTAGAGTTAATAGCTTCTTTTATCGGGGCAGAAAATTCATATCCTTTTTAAATAGCTCACTAACTGTTGCATATTGTGTGTTATTCTGACGCTTGGCAAGTTGATCGGCTCCATGAGAGGTAAGATGTATATCTCTATATAAATTAAAAGCTGACTTTGAGTCGCCAAGGGCTATATTTTTTAGAATGGGATCAGTACCTTTACGCTCATAAAAGTCAGCCATTACTAGTTCCTTTTGATCTGCTTTACTTAGCTTAGTTACATCCTTATTTTTGTAGATCTCGTTAAATCTAGGAGGAAGTTCCTTATTCATTTTAGC